TAGGGCATGAGGTATGGCATTTGAGGGAGCTTGGTGGATGGTGGCATAGATAGGAGGTGAGGGATGAAGCGTAGAGCATTGCGCAGCAGGGCCTCAGGAGACAGCGCCTATATGCGCAAAGCTGACGCATTGATTCAAGCCTACGCCAGCCGCCAGCCTTGCGAGGTTTGCGCCTCGCAGGGGATCCGCAACACTTATCGGATAGCCGGACACCACATTATCTCGAAGAGACGAAGCCGATCGCTCCGCTTTGATTTGCGCAACATTGCCTTTGTATGCAGCGAGCATCACACGACCGGAAACGATATCTGTCCGCATAGCCTGAATAATGTTGCAGTTGACAATTTCGAGAAATGGGTCCACAATAATAGGCTTAGAGATTGGGAGTATTTGCAAAGCCATAAGAACGACCCGTTCACGGGGATATCTTACCGCCAGCAATACGAGAACCTGAAAACTTCGTTGGAGACCATCTAATGGGACTGTTTGACCGTTTCCTGGCTAAGAGACTCGAGAAAGGATTTGCAGAAATATCGGAGGGGGCTGGAGGTTTTGAGTTTATAGGAAACCAAGCCAAGACCCCAAAGTTCAGCTCGGCGGAAGCTGTTAAGCAGTACAAGTCTTGGACATACAACGCAGCAACACGAAATGCTGTTGCAACATCTTCCGCAACCCTGCGGCTATTTGCGACCAGAGGCTCAGGCGAGTCAATGCCCAAGATAGCACCTTATGCGCCAATCACAAAGCAGCGGGAAGCAGAGCTCAAGGCCGCCAATCCGAGAAACAGCGCAGTCCGGAACGCTGAAGATATCGTCGAAATAACAGAGCATCCTTTCCTTGACCTGATGGAGAACCCGAACCCGTTTCGAACGGAAGAAGAGTTCAGGCAGGAAACATCTCTCTTTGCTGACCTGACTGGAAATACCTACTGGTTTATTCAGACCGGCTCTGGGGTAATGGCGGGGATACCTGAGCAACTGTGGATACTTCCAACTCAGATCACAAGAATAGTCCCAGATCCTAAAAAGTTCATAAAAGGCTATCTATACGGCAAAGTCACCAAGGAAAAGGCGCTTTTCCCTGAAGAGGTCATGCACATTCGGCGGCCCAATCCGTCTGACATGTGGTATGGCAAGGGCCGAGTTGAGGGCGCCTGGGACGCAATACATGGCTCTGAGGCTCTCGACAACTACGAGAACAGCACCGCCAGATATCCAATCCCAGCAATGTTTTTGAAATACAAAAAGTCGCTACAAGCTTCAAAGCGTCGGGAGATCCTTTCGGAGGCTGACAGAGCTATACAGTATCAAGCCCGGTCTCAATCCTACCTTGCCGGCGTTTTTGATTCTGACGCAGAACTGGAGAAGCTGTCCTTTGCGCCGAAAGAGGTTGTTGCTCTTCAGGGCCGCAAATGGTACAGGCAGGCTATTGTTGAGGCTTTCGGGCAGACATTATCTCTCTATGATACGCAGGCAGCAAGGGCAACCATTGAGGGCGCTATCTATTTGTGGGCTCGCTTTGAGCTCGACCCGACCAACCAGCTGATTGCCGGTAAGATCAATACGAACATCATTCCCAGATACGACGGAGGCGACCGACTTTTCTGCGCTTTCGATCCTATCACCAGAGAAGATGCAGAGTTTGCTCTCAAGCGGGACACGGAAGACCGCAAGGCCAGCATACGGACGATCAACGAGGTCCGGCACAGTAGGGGCTTGCCTGAGTCTGATGACGAAAGAGCCGACGACCTATTTGCCAAAACAGAAAAATCTAATCCTATCGAACTGGCCAGCTCGAAACTCACCGCAACTAAAAATAAAAGCGCAAGCACTACTATTTCGACGGACGACAATCGTCTGGCTGGTTCAAGACCCACTTTCGACGGAAAGGCAATCCACGCAACTCTCGAAGGCGTTCCTGTATGGATATCTTGAAAAAAGAGACCGAAGCTGAGCGACAAGCAAGATCCAGAGCAACAGCAGAAGAACGGAGCGGCGGAGCCAACCCACCATTGGACCAGCTAGAGCGCTCTTTCAGCAACGATACTACCGCCCTTTTTCGAGACCAATACAATACAGCCATTGAGACGGAGATTTGGATTACCGGCGAGGTTGCCACGTTTGAAGCAGCAAGCTGGCTCGAGGTATTTGCAATAATGGCCTCCGGCTACATAGGCATTAAGACCGGTATGCAGGGAAAGAAAGAAGCTGACGTTCTGGGTATAGAAATGGCCGACTTTCTCGATCGGCCGGACGTTGTCGCAGCCATAAGAGACGAGTCTTTCCTTTTTGCTCAGTCGCTGGGCCGAAGCACAACGGACGCTATTAGAGACCAGCTGGCGAGAGCCATAGAGCAAGGTGAAAGCATTCCGGAAATAAAGAAGCGCCTGCAGACAGTCTTTGGCTTCATAGACGACCAGCGGAAGGAGAGCTGGCGAGCGGAGCGGGTGGCAAGAACGGAAGTGGCAAGGGCTCAGACGATAGGGCAGCGGGAATACTGGAAGCAAACCGGAGTGGTTGAATCAGTCGTCTGGGATGCAAGCGGCGACGCTTGCCCCTTCTGCCTGGAGATGGACGGAAAGGTTGTCAGCATTAACGAGGTGTATTTTGATAAAGGCGCAGAGATGACCGTTCCCTTTAGCGGAAAGGACATTTCAATGGGGTTCAATTACGCAGATGTTCCCGGTCCGCCTCTTCATCCTAACTGCAGATGTACGCTAATTGCTCAAATATCGGAGCCGGTCGGGGTATGATTTCAGCCATTGTAGTCGTAAACAAGCGCTCAAATTATCTGCTCGATTGCGTCAAATCATTACGAGAGGCTGGAACGGACGTTGAGATAACGCTCTATAATGTCGGCGACGACTCGGCTGTTGGCAGTATCTGTCTGGGGTTGAAGAAATCAGGATCAATTGACCACCTAATGATGGGTGACAGGTGGCCAACTCTGTATAATTCCTACTGTCATGGGTTGGACTTCGTTAGGAGCCAGAACCCTGACGTAATTCTGCTTACAGCCGACGACTATGTTTATCGGCAAGGCTGGGGTGCCGAGCTGGAAGCTTTTCTTTCAGGCAGCAAAGGGGTCTCTCATTGCTCTTGCGAGCTTGAGCCGCTCTTCCCTTGGAATATTCCGACGGAAATAGTGGAGCACAATGGAGTCAAGGCGCTTAGCAGAGCTACCTTGCCTGGCGCTAATTGGGCTTTTACAGCAGAGGCCGGCGACCGAATAATAAAGCCGCTCCTTCAGGCTTATCAGGACGACCAGCAAGCCGACCACATGCTCAACAATTACGTCAGGGAAAAGCACTCCCTGAAACTTTGCGCTTTGAATTTGGCAGAACATGTGGGAGCCTATGACTCAGAGGTCGGCAATATGGCGTTTCAGATAGACGCTAAACCGTTACCCGACCACTGGCAGATATAACCGAAAAGAAAGGAACAACCGAAATGAAAATACTGTGGCATAGCGTACCAGCGAGGTTTCCAACCGGATACGGCAATCAGACGAGACTATTCTCTAAGGCTCTGAAAGACTCAGGAAATGAGATCCTTATTTCTTCCGTCGTTACCAGCATGCCAACATACAGAGACATGAACGGCATTGAAACGCTCGGCAATGGCCCTCGGGCAAATTACGGTAACGACTGGATTCTGGAGCACTTGAGTCATTACGAGCCGGACATTGTAATAAGCATGACAGACACCTTCATGTATGATTGCAAAAAATGGGCTCACGTTCCTTGGGCCGCTTGGCAGGTTGTTGACTCTGCTCCGCTTGTGAAAGAGCTACGGGAGCCTTGCGAGACTGCGAAAATCAATCTTGCTATGAGTCGGTTCGGACAGCGCACAATGGCAGAGGCTGGGTTTGAGTCGACATATATACCCCTGTGCTTCGATCCGGTGGAGTATAATCCATTCCTGAGCCAGCGAGAGGCCAGAGAAGCGCTTCTGGAGTCTTGCGGCGTTGATTGGCGGGACAAGTTCGTAGTGATTATGAACTCAGCCAATATGTCAAAGCCGGCTCGTAAAAACTTCGGCGCAGCGTTCAAGGCTTTCTCTATCCTTCGCAAAAAGCGCTCTGACGCTGTTCTTTTTTGCCATAGCGAGACAACGGGGCAAATGAGCAATGGTGAGGACTTGCGAGAAATAGCGAAGCTCTACGGCCTCGACGAAGATTGCCTGGCGTTCCCGCCGCAATACGAGTATTGCATGGGGACGCTTTCGCCGGCTTACCTCCGGATGATGTATTCTTGTGGAAACATCTTCCTGCATACAGCTATGGGAGAGGGGTTCGGGCTTCCGCTGGTTGAGGCGCAAGCTTGCGGCCTCTATGTTGTATGCCCAGACGCCACCGCAATGCCTGAGCTAGTCCATTACGGCAAGATCCTGCCACGAGATATGGGGGTAAGCTTCATGTATCACCCTTCGACGGAGCAGTATCTTCTCGACGGAGATAAGCTCGGGGAAGTGCTCCTGGATATCTACAAAGCTAATCCTCAGCGGAAAGCCGTTCCCGAGGTAGAGGTTTATACTGTGGACAATGTTCTGAGTGAGCATTTTTTGCCTTTCCTGGATGGTGTGGATTGTGGTACTCTTTCCGAAAACATGGAGAAATGACATGGCCAAGCAAAAACTGAAGCTCAAAGAGATAATCAGCAGGTTCCCAAAAGAAGCCCGAGAAGCTATCAAGAAGGGAACGCCGGATCTGGACAAAGCCGAGATGGAGCGCCACGCATGCCAGACAGAAATCAAGGCGCTTGACTCCGACAGAACAGCTACAATCTATCTGAGCACTCGTGTTGTCGATAGAGACGACGACATAGTCACGCCGGATGGGTGGCGGCTCAAGGATTATCTGCTCAACCCTGTTGGGCTCTGGGCTCATGACAGCAAGATTCCCGTTGTATATACAGCCGAAGAGACCAAGGCTGACGAGTTCGGTCTGATGCAGCGTATCAAGTTTGCAGAGACTCCTTTCGCCAATGATTTGTGGCTCTTGGTTAAGGGCGGGTTCCTGAAAACCTTCTCGGCTGGCTTCCGCAGCCACAGCGTTCTATGGGAAGACATGGAAGAGTTTGCCCCTCTAATGTCGAAGTTTCGCTCAGAATGGCCGGAGCTAAACGAAGCGGACGCAACCCGTTGTGATCGGATTATTCTCGAAAAGACGCTCTTTGAATCAACAATATGTAATATACCGTCAAATCCTATGGCGCTTGTGCTTTCGCTCGACGAGGGCAAGGTTGCAATAGAAGACGAGACAAAGGAAGCGCTCAAGATTGAAGAGTTTATCAAAAAGGGCGTAGACGATGGCGTTCTGGGGAAAAAGTTTGCCCGGACGCAGCACAAGGCCAAGAAAAAAGCAGAGCCGCCCAAAAGTAAAGAGCCAGAGGCCCCTTCAGAGCCTGCAGTCAAAGAAATGACGCTCGAGATCAAGGACGCTACCGGACTGCAGATTGAGGAAGGCTTACGGATCAAAGAGCACGTTTCTCAGGAGTCTATTGACAAGAGCCTGGCGCTGAGCGTCAAAAAAGCAATTGACAAGGGACGTGGGGCTGTGTGATAATCTTCTCTGTTGAAGATTGAGACCGTCTACCTACCATTCTGGCTGGCTGACAAAGAAATCCCGAAAAAGAAAATACAGGAGAAATGTAATGAAGTATTTTATTCGTATCGTCAAGAAGTGGACTGACCCTGAAGGCAAAGAGTGGGACGCAGGCAAAGAGCTTGAAATCAACAAGGAAGATGTTGCAAAGCAGGCGATTTTTGACGGTTTCGCTGAGCGCATAGAAAAGCTGACGGAAGCCCCGAAGTCCGACGACAGCAAGACTGTTGTTATTGACGACGAAGCTGTATCCAAGGCAGTCAAGACAGCTCTGGACGACGAAGAGCTCCAGAAGAACCTCGCAAAAAACATTCACTCGATCTCTGTACATGACAAGCAGGACGACGACCCGTTCCACGGCTTTGCTGGCGAGACGGTCAAAGAGAAATACTCAGATGACGAGAAGACGTGGGCTCTCGGGAACTTCGCTCAGGCAGTTATGTCAGCAGGCGAGGGCATGGTAAACGCTTCTAAGACTCTCAAGAAGTCGATCGAGCGTTCTCTCAAGATGCAGGAAAAGGCAGCAGGCGACGGCCTCCAAGCTGGTGTTCAGTCGGAAGCCGGCGCTCTTATCCCTCCCGCAATCAACACAATGCTCCTGGATCAGGCAGCTATTAGCGCCACGATCAGACCTCTGGCAACAAAGGTCAGCTTGGATGGCAACCAGCTAACGCTTCCGCAGGTCAAGGACTATGACCGCAGCTCTTCGCTGGTGCATGGTGGCGTTCTTGGGTACTGGAAGAGCGAAGACGACCAGCTCTCTGAGAGCAAGCCGAAGCTGGAAGAGCTTGAAATGCACCTTCACGCTTTGACTGTGCTGGCTTACGCTTCTCATCAGGCAATGCGATTCCCTACGGTTTCAATGGGTGCCTACCTGCTTCCTAAGATGGCTGACGCTATCACGTTTAAGGAAGAGGACGCTTTTATCAACGGAAATGGCGCTGGCATGCCTATGGGTATACTGGCAGCTCCTGGCGCTGTTGAGATTACAGCAGAAAGCGGCCAGACTGCTACAGCTAACACCATCGTCGTTGACAACATCGACAAGATGGAGCAGCGGCTCAAGGTGACACGCTCTACTTCGGTTCGCTGGATGTATAACCGGCCTGAGCTGTTTATCTATCTCCGCCAGCTGGCTAGAGAAGTTGGAACGGGTGGCGAGCTTGCTAAGCTCTTTATGTTTGGCGGTTTCGGGGCTGAGTCTCGCTCGAACCTCGACGGGATTCCTATTCTGGACCTCGAGCACATGCCTGCAGCTGGTACAGCCGGCGACCTGTCGCTTGTTGACTGGTCTCGCTACCTGATCGCAGACGATAGGCGTGGCCCAGAGTCCGCTCAGTCTATGCACCTGAAGTTTGATTACGGTCAGACGGCGTTCAGGATTATCAAGTATGTAGACGCACAGCCGATGGACTCCAGCGCCTTTACAAGGCACAAGGGTTCCAATACTGTGTCTCCGATCCTCAGGATTGCCACACGGTCATAGTTATTAACGGGGTGGCTCTGATGTTAAGAGTCACCCCATTTTCAAGAAGTCATAAGGAGACTGAGATATGAGTAAGCAAGAAATGCTGGCAGGAATGGACGTTGTACTGAAAGATGCCCCTGACGTATCGGCACCAATGGTGTTTGCTACGGCAGCAAATAGCGTCAACATGAAGAACTGGCGCACATGCCTGGCTTGCCTGATCGTTACTGATGCACGCACCGGTTCTGTTATCACGATGAAGCAGGGCGCTACATCGACAGCGAGCACAGAGCTGGCGTTCACGAAGTACTGGTACAAGGCTGACATTGCTACGAGCAATGCGTGGGTCGAGGGCGAAGCTTCCAGCAATACCTTCACGACTGGCGTTGCAAGCAAGACCGGCGTATACCTGATTCCGATCACGGCGGACATGCTGGACAAGACAGCTGATGCAGAGGACATGTATGTGAGGCTGAACGCAGCTTCCGCAGCCAACGCAACAGGAACTCTTATGTATATCATGGGCAATGGAAGATTCTCGGGAGATCCCGCTTCTCTGCCTAGTATCGCATAACCACCTTTGAAAAGTAAGATGTGAATAGGGGTGGTCTGGAAAAGGCCACCCTTTTTGCAAAGGAGATCGAGAAATGAAAAGCACATGGATATGCGTAGCAATGCTGGCGGTAGCGCTTCTGGGTTATGTCGTAGCGGACACAACCTTTGACTGGGACGGCCCTCAGAATACAGGCACCCTGACTTACACCAACCTCGGTTTGGTTAATCCTGCAATCTCAGGAATAACCGGCTCAGCTGATGGCGCAGGCGTGACAAGGCTGATCGCCAGAGCTTCAATCGGGAGTGATGACTGGGGCGTGGGAACAAATGGTCTCGGAGTGACTATTCCTGACAACGCTCTAGTTGTTGGCGGGTACCTGGATATAACGACAGATATTCTTACAGCAACGAATGACTGCACTTTCGGCCTTGAGCTGAACGGGTCAGCTGATATGTTTGCTCAGCTCTTGGTAACAAACGCAACGGTTGCAGTTGGCCAGCTGGATCTTGTCCCGCAGCAGTCTGCCGCTACCTCCGTAAAGATGACGGATGACAGAGAACTGAGTATTGTCGTTGTCAACTCTCCTATAACGGCCGGCGTTGCGACTGTTGTTGTTGAGTACGATGTATTGGCTAGATAATTGAACAATCTGTGCAGAGGGGTGGGGGATAGCGTGGTTCCTTTCCGGTTTCGGTTCCGGTGTTTTTCTGCGTGATGACCCCTTGCTCTTCAGCAAGGAGAATGAGAAATGAAGATACAAAAAATTCTGGCCGGCCTTCTGACGGGGATCATCCTTGTGGTGTCCTCTCTTTCTTTTGCTGACGGCTCTATCACTCAGACCAATGTCACAAGCGTTGGAAGCATACAGCGCATTGACTTGCATTGGAGCAGCTTGACCAACAAGAGCACCGGATCAATTAGCTGGCTGAATGGCGAGCTTTACAGAGTGACGTTTGTTCCTGGCGCCTCTACGATTGCGAACTATGACGTGACAATCACGGACTCTACCGGCTTCGATATCCTTGCAGGGCTTGGCGCTAATCTGGCGAGCAATACTGTTGTGACTGTGGCTCCTGGCATTGCGCTTACGGATGGTTCAGCAGCAACTAACATGAACCGAGTCGTTCTCAATGACGCTCTGACTGTTACAGTTGATAATACTGGCGTAGGATCCGGATATTTGAGCCTATTTCTTCGCAAATGAGCACACCTATTTACAGCGACAAGATGGTTCGTCCTGAGTCTCTTTCTGTAAAGAAACAAAAACCCTCACGCAAAAAGGTGGATCATGGGATACTTGACGACAATATATCTCGTAAAAACGTTCTCAGAAATAGACGATAACAGCAGGGTTGAGCGTATTATCCCCTACGCTCATAAAGCGATTGAAGAGTATCTGGATTATTCCCTGGAGCTGGCAACATACCGGAAGTGGCTCAACGGGAACGGCTCGGATAAAATGCTCCTGAAAGAGTGGCCGGTGCGAAGGTTCTACGGGTGCTCTATCTCGGCTCAGGACGCAATGACTATAACTTTCGCTGGCGGCGAGTGGGCAACAGTTGAGACCACCAAGACAGGAATCAACCTGTTCTCGGTTTCCACTGATGGAGCAGAGACCGACACGGAGATTCTATACTCTGCCTATAAGACTGTCGGAGAAGTGGCGGCTCAAATCAATACAAAGACCGGATGGACCGCTACTGTTCTTGCTGATTTAGACGACCATCCAAGTGCCATAATTAGATCCAACTGTACCGCAAACGCTGTTTCTCCTGATGACATGGACATAGAGGTTCCTGACGAGCCTGTAGATGTTAATTTGGTGCAGGATATGGACAGAACCGTCCAGAGAAAAGGTGGCTTTGTCTTTCCTGAAGGCCGCAGCAACGTCTTTGTTTGGTATAAAAGCGGCTACACAATGCCTGTTGATAGGAACGACCATCAGGGGCTGGATACAGAAGGCAATGTGCCCGGAGACTTGACTCTCGTTGCTAATCTGATGGTCAAAGCTATTTATGACGCAGCGGAAGAGGATTTGGGGCCGGCTTCAGAAATTAAATCAGGCGACTGGACTCGGAAATTTAACGAAGGAGCTCGAGGCATAGCTGACTTGGTTCTAGCCGAGAACGCTCAAGTGCTTGCCCCGTACAAGAATTTCGTATGAGCTTATTTTCTCAAATGACAACGAAGGCCACCCTCAAGCGGCTCAGCATTTCTCAGACCGCCTCAGGAGCGCCGACAAAGACCGAAGAGGCTTCTATTATCAAGGGCCGCCTTTACGAGCTGTCAGCGGCGGAAAGGGCGATTCAAGACAGAGACGGGAATTTCAGCCTTTTTGGTTTTGATGTGCGTCCAAGCGTCCAAGTTAGCGAGAAAGACGAGCTCATAATTGACGAGAAGCGTTACAGGGTGCAAACGATCAAGGAAGTGAAGAAGGGGGGCCAGAGGCTTAACCACAAGCTTTTACGGCTCGATCTGGTGCAATAATGGCAAAGCAGCGAGTCAAATGGTACGGCCCTAAAGTCAGAAGGAAGCTTCTCGGGCAGCTTGAGCGCAATCTGGACAAGACTGCGGTTATGCTGGAGTCAGATATCAAGCGTTCTTTTGGCAATAGCGGCGTAGTAGGCAAGAGCGGGGGCGCTACGAAGGCTGACAGGCGAAAGAACCGCTCTGCGCCCTTTGATCCTCCCAACGTAGATACAGGGCTCCTGAGGCGCTCTGTGGGCTTTGTCAAGCCTTACAGACTCAAGCGTTGGATTGGCACCGGCTTAGGATCTAAGGAAAAAACCGGCTACGCTAAGTTTTTGGAGTTCGGGACTCGCTATATGGCCCCACGTCCGTTTCTGAGGCCAGCTCTATACCGGAACAGATTCAGAATTGCAAAAATGCTAGGAACAAAAATCAGATGAAAAAACTCTTCACAGCATTATTGGCCCGTTTCAATAGCAGTGCCGGCTCAACGCTCAAAGGCTTGGCAACCGGCGGCCTGCACAATGGAGAGGCGCCGAAGGGAACAAAAGCTCCTTACATAACCATGAACTTGGTCTCTGACCCAACAATGGCGACAATGAGCGCCTACAATGAGAACCCTGTGCTTCAGTTCAGCATTTTTGTTGACGATTACCAGCTTGACCAGGCGCTTGACATTAGGGCGGCGCTGGTTGCTCTCTATGATTACCATTTTCCTGTATTTCCTGACGGAGGACATGTCTTTGGGGTTCACAGAATTTCGGGCGGTTTGCCTCAAAAAGACCCTGACATAGGTTATTCGGTTGTGGTACAGTATAGATACTGGTTCGATGAAGCGTAAAAAAGGAGACACGAAATGAGCGACGCTGTAACGGGTATAATTGGTAAAGTTGGTATAGTTGGGTCCGGGGAAATCCTCGAGATACGCAACTGGACAATGGACAGGAACCTTGACGTTCCGGAAACGTCCAGCATGTCTAGTGGCGGAAACAGAGAGTATAAGGCAGGCATGAAGGGTTGGGCCGGATCGTTCGAAACGATCAAGTTCGTTGACCTGCATGGCACTGAGGCTGTTGGGACATTTCAGGTTGGCGCCGCAGCTTCCGCTTCGACTCCTGTCTTCACAGGGACGATCCTTATAACTAACGCACCGGTCAACGTGCCTTTCGATGATACTGTAGCTTATGCGCATACCTTCCAGGGTAGCGGTCCTGTTGCTGTTGCCACAACTTAACCGGAAAGCCGAAGGCAGAAAGTAGGGCGTAATGAACGAGCAGGAGCTGTTGAATGAACCCGTAATGTGCAGCCTTGGCGGAGAGGACGTTCCTTTCCGGACATTGAGCGTTGCGAAACGTGGCGCTATTGCGGAGGCTTATTTTCTAGAGCGCTATATTCGAGAAATCAAGCTCAAGGCTAAGGCGTTTGACGGCAAGGAAGAGCAGAAGGCGTACATCAGCAAGAAGCTTGAAGAAGCGCCCTCTGGTGATGATCTCGGCAAAGCTATCGAGTCGCTCGGCTTCTCTGACGCTCTGGTAATTCGCTTCATGGCGGAAACATGCGCCGACGACAAGATGACAGCTAATAAGCTCGAAAGGCTTTGTGCTGAGGCTGATGACGTAGAACTGCGAACCGTTTTCAAGGTTATGATCGGAAAAAAAAACTTAACCCAACCTCGGGCCAATGGAGGACGATCTGCCAGAGGCTCTCGAAAGAGTACAGCTGGTCGCTCGACTACATCGGGACGCTCACGGAAGCGCAAGTCATAAACATGGTTCCAGGCATGTTTGAGGCCATAAAGCAAGCTGAAGGGGTTCAGGGCCGGAGTGCGGTAATAGGTAAGGCGGCAGCGCTTTACGAAAAAGAGACTGGCTCTAAGCCTGATTTATTCGGGCAAGACTTCCAGTCTTATGTGTTGAGGGTTCAAGACAATGGCTGAGAAAATCGCTGACATTTTTGCAGAAGTAGACGCAAGGACTGGTAAATATGACCAGAAAATGGCAGGCGTCCACAAGAAAGCCAACGGAATGGGGGCTGTTTTCGGGAAGCTTGGCGGAGCTATTGCCGGCGCCTTTGCAGTCAGGGAGGTTTTGCGCTTTTCGACTGCTCTGATAGCAGCCTCAGCAGATGCAGAAGAGGCGGCCAACAAGTTTGACGTGGTCTTTGGTGAGTCAGCGCAAGGTGTCAGGGCGTGGTCGAGAGAGATTGAGAACAGCTTTGGAGGCAGTCAAGCAGAGGTCGAGAACTGGCTCTCAGGCTTCCAGGATATCCTTGTACCGCTCGGTATGGCCCGAGACGAAGCGGCGACGCTCTCTAAGCGGCTGGTGACTCTCTCGGGCGACCTCGGCTCTTTCCAGAACAAAAAGACCGCTGATGTTATTACGAACATTACCTCCGCAATGATGGGAATGCACCGAGCCGGCTACTCTTTGGGTATAATTATGAAGCAGGACGCTGTTGAGGCTGAGGCTATGGCCATGACAGGCAAGAAAGCCGCCTCAGAGCTTACAGAAATCGAGAAGATGATGGCTCGAGTCGAGATAATGACCAGACAGTCGGCTGACGCAAATGGCGATTGGGTTCGGACGATGGATTCTCTTGCCAACAGAACCAAGATCATGCAAAAGGCGTGGGGAGACTTAAAGATTGTTCTGGGTGACTCACTCAAGCAGCTGTTCGACGCCAAAGGGTTTGTAACCGCCTTAGGCAATGCAATGCTGTCGCTGAACACAAAGATCAAGGCGCTGAACGATGAAGGGTTCTTCATAAAACTGTCCGAAAACCTGAAGGCGTTCGGGAAAATTGCGCTGGCGATATTCAAACCGATCATAAGTCTGGTGGACTTTCTCTCCAAAGCGCTCATGGACTTACTGAAACTGCTCGGTAAAGGGCTAGAAGTCTCGGGGATAGGTCAAACAATGCTTCTCGGGTTGGACACGCTTCTAGGCGGCGAAATAACCGACATTATGAACGAGCGTGAAGAGAACATAAAGCGCAGGATGGCGGAGCTCAAGCAGGACCAGCAAGCACCGAGCGCAGCACTCGGCGGAGATGGAGGCGCAGGCGAAGAGAAAATGGCGCCAGAGACAAAGCGGCTGGAGTTTGGCGGCCTTGGTGACATTCTGAAAAGAGCGCAGGCGACAGTTCTGGAGAAAGGGCTGGAGCTCGACAAGGAAAGAAACAAGATACTCGAAAAGATTGCAAAAAAAGATCCTGTTGAAGAACAACAGCCGATTCTAGCGTAGGTGACAAAGTGGCTATAACATACAAAAGATTGACGAGCGGCTACAATTACGAGAAGACCTCAAACGCTGTAACAGGAAAAGAGGTCTATATCCGGCACGATGACGCAGCCGGCGCCGTTCCGTTCGCTTCATTGCCCGTAATTAACAGCACCCCCTTTACAGATCCTGACGGGAATACAGCAAGCAACTGCCTTTGTCAGAAGATTATAGGTCGGTTCATAGACAGCGACCCGAACACCATCCAGTATGAGTTCCAGTTCACGACTGACGGGACGGCTGGTGGAGGCGGAGGTCAGCCTGGCTCGGATGTAAATACAGATCCAGCAACAAGGCGCTACGTTATGGGCGGCGAGAGCGTTACTGTTGACAGTCCAGACGAGGCCGGCTGGTGGTGGTCTCTGGCGCCTCAGAACCCAATCAGGCAACCAATATCGAAGGTTATAGTTACCGGATCCTTCACTATTCCTAAAGGGCCTTTGACGCCAGCAGAGGACGCAACTTTCTGGACAACAGTAATAGGGCTGATTGGGAAAATAAACAACGCCGCCTTTGACGGACGATTCAGGCAGGGTTCGGTCCTCTTCGAGGGCATAGACGGCGGAACTGTGTATAATGACGGCGTTCTCAGCTATCAGTACAATATGAATTTCAGTTTCCGAATCATTAACGATTTGGACGCCGCAGGCAATCCTATCGCAGCCGATGACTGGAATTACTTGTGGCGAGAGGACAACGCCGGATGGGATCGACCGTCCGACAGTCCTGGCGGCTTCAATTATCTTTACCAGTCAGGAGACTTCTCGACCCTTTAAGCAGCCATGAAAGCAATAGGCAACATACGCTCGGAGCCGAAAGGGGCGACTTCTCTTTCAGCTGACAATTTGAACAAGTCCTTTGCCGCCGGAAATCATTGGCTTGCTACAGACTTCGACCGCACATATTTCAGGGTTCGCAATCTGGCAGGCAAGCGGCTTATCTCTTTCGGCAAGACGATTCCGGACAATATACCCATCAGCTGGAAGTTTGTTGTTTACGATGGCGATAGCATGAATGTAGACGACGGGCGCTTCTCTCGCAACCAGAGCTCTGTCGAGTGGGTCACAGGAGATGCAGGCGACGTAGGAAGCTTTACCGACGGGACCAATTATATTTTTGCAGAGCTCACAAGCACAAGCTACGACCCGAGATTGGTTCCTGACGCCGTCACAGTCGGAACAACAACGACTTGGCCTCCGGTCGAGGGTGACTGGGCCTACAAGCGGCTCCTGGGCGTTCTGGATTACGACGCAGCAAACGGAATCGTGCAAAGCTATGAGCAAAAAGTTTACGAGGACGTTCAAGACCAATGGATTGTCCCAGATGGAAACAGCAGCTACGCAACTGATGGCGCCAATTACAAATACTACTCTCTCGAGTTCGGTCCAGCCTCGGCCAGAGGGCGCTTCTATAAAAATCTGCAGATTTACGACTGGGACAGCCCGACAGAGGTTGAAATTGACTCGACAGACTTAATTATGTTTCAAGATTCCAGCTCTGCTAACAGATATCTTCGTTACTCTACTGTTGACGATTTGCAGACCTATATAGAGTACACGTTCGATTTGGATACGCTCCACATATTGGGCGACTCGCTGGGCGACTACATTGGCGACTGGCTTTATGACAATTACGACGGATTCTGGGAAACTGGCGGAGACTCCACTTCTTGCTACGGAACAGATATCAGCAACCAGAGCGGCGGTAATGTTATTATTGACCTCGCCAACTGCGAGATGCGCGACGATGATTTCACAGGTGACGGCAACCTTGTAAGCGCCGCATGGGATGAGCGTATTCTCTACAACGACAACGATCCGACGCCAGCCGGTGTGCTGAAATGGACTGAGCTCGCCTGGTATCTCAAGTTTGGCACAGATGATTACTTTGATGCAACGAACGGGCTAAAGGTGTCGCAGGGCGGCTACTTCCTCAAGGGTGCGGCTAGTTATGCAGGCATCTTTTCCGATGCTGTATCGGGCATCACAGCATATTTAGGCGACGGAACATCTGGCCTTACTACGAATGGCGAAATTGAAGCAGTTGACAATAACATTGTTATCAACAATTCAGGCGACTACTACCATCTCGGAAAACAGGGCGGCACAGGCGATGACTCATCTTACGTCAGCGGAGGGCTTATGCTTGAAAAGGCAGGCAAGACGCTCACAATCATAACAGGACAGCAACTACGAGACACGGATGTATTGGCGGTGTGGCGATGAAGCTAAAAACGATAATAGCAGTTCTTCTTATTGGCGGTTCAGCAATGGCGCAAAACGTAGCGGTGTTCTCGGAAGGGACAAACCTATATCGTGACGGAACAATCATAGCCAGCAACTTTGTCGGCAACACATTCGCTCCATCGTTCGGGACGTTCGCGTCACGGACTGCGCCATCCTTGCAGGCTGATAGCGTTAGCGTTACCAACGGGACAATCACAAGCGGCACAGTCACCAATACATACTTTGAAGATCAGGACTATCTTGTAGTCAATGAATCAGGCGTATTCGAGATATATTTCGGGTTCACGAACTCAGCCGCCAAGCCGCCACGCCTTTTTGATTTCGCTGGACGGTACGATGGCAACCCATCGCACGATATAAAGTTTGCAGGTTACAACTACGCAAGCAATAGCTATATTGACTTTACTGCTGATGATGACGACCTGCCCTCCAGCACTACCGATAGTGCTATTGAGTTCAGCTATCCGCTAGATGCAAGCGAATACATCAGCAACAACATGAGCTACGTCAAGATATATCACGTTGGCTCTGCGGTAGGCTCTCACGATATCTATATTGACCAAGTAAAGAGTCTGTTTGCTACTGCCGTGGCTACCAATGCTGGGACGTGGTACGACTTGCAGAACGGGTTTCTAATTGTTCAGTCCAACAACATTGCGATTGATTCCAACGCCACCACCATTACCACGACAAGCGCAGGGGAATACGAGTGGAGTTGGGCGGTGCAGTTTACGGGTTCGACTAACTGCACGTTCCATATCAGGCACTTAACCAATGGCATATCGTCAGGCGCAGAGAGCATCAGAACGATTGGTAGCAAGGCTTCCGTTGGATCAATGTCAGCCTTTGGCGGCAAGTATCTGCCAGCAGGCACAACGAACTCATGGCAATGGAAAGCCAACTGCGATGACGCCTATATGTCGTTTGTTAATGGCGCGGCTAAATTGAAGAAGGAGTCTAACTAGGGGGAATGATGAACAGAGAAGAAAGAAGAGCTCAAATGTGGAGAAAGCGGCTGGCTTTTAAGGATGCAGCGGCGCTCCATAAAAACAAGAAGCCGGTACGCAATGCTCAAAAACTGGTGGATGATCTGAAAGGGAAGCTTTCAAAACAGAAAGACGTTGCCAGGAAGACTGCAGGGCAGTTGCACAAAGCCGAGGCAGAGCTCCGGGCGGCCCTTAACAAGTATGTTCCGGAAGAGCTCAGGGATTAAACTTGTGGCAGCGTCAATGCTGTGAGAAAATACAGGCAACACAAATCGGAAAGGAAGACATGAGAAAGAAACCGAACCAAGCGAAAGCGAAAAAGACCGCAAGAGCTAAAACAGGGTACGAGGGCGTTCCAGACCAGCAGTTGCAGTTTCTGGTGTCGCAGACAAAAGGCACCTATCAAGAAGCCGAGCAAGTGTTAATGAGGGCCGGCTCGACTTTAGGCACGTTGATGGAAGAAGTTAAAAGGAGAAAAAAAAATGCGAAGAGCAACAAGGATAGTGGCGGCGCTCCTACTGGCAGCGGTTAGTTCATTTGGAGCTGTGCCTCAGTACGAGATTTCAGTTGATACGCAGTATCCAGAGCGAAAGTGGGACCTTAATCCTGTCTACGCTGGCGCTACGCCTCTGATCCGTTGCAATCTTTCTACAAACAGCGGAGCGTGGACTCCTTCAGCCGATTGGGGGTCCTTTTTCTGGTATGGAACAAATAAATATTGGGCCGCTACCAATGTCGTGAGGATAACCGGATCCATGTCGACGAATAACCCTTACATAGACTTCCAGGCGACCAACGACACTTTTGCAACAGAAGGGCTCTATTATGGCGGCGTTGTTATGACTAACGGTTCTGGCCAATATATTGAGTGGGGTCGAGGAAACATTACAGTTGCTACCTCGGGTGGCATAGGGTCGCCGGCCACTCTTTCAACTGCAGGGTCTATCTATGCGCAACATGTCACAGAGACCAATAACCCGCACAATACAACGGCGGAGCAGCTCGGGGCCGTAACTGGCGCAGTCATGACGGCGGACGGTGATGTAGGCAAGACAAACGGGGTTCTGTATATTAATGTTTCAGGCAACACAGGCACAAACACCCTCGCAGAAACGCTTGCCGCAGGGAACTCGGCAGGTTCGTCTGATGTGGACATGAACACAAATGACGTTACGCAGGTGAACAATATCAGATTTATCCCCAATGGCGGATGCACGAATCACGGCTCAATCTGTGCAAGCGAGACTGAGGACACGCTCGAATATCAGACTTCAATAGCAGGCGTAACCGAGCAACTTGGTCAGGAATTGCAGACCCCATCGAAGAAAGAATCAGGTGTCACGCTTGATAACGGGATGCTGGCAGAGATTACAGGCGGCTCAGGCGACAAGCCCGTTGTCACGAATGCGGCAAGTGCAGGGGCAGACACCAAGAACATTCTAGGCATGAGTACGCACGACTGGGCAAGCAATGATGGGCGCGTGACTTCCTTCGGATTGGTGCGTGATCTTGACACTACCGTCATGGGTAGCGCAGTCGGTGATAGATTATACTGGTCAGAAAACGGAGCGACTAACACGCAGACAGGCAACGCTCCTTTCATGGGCTGGATTACACGTTATCATGCGACAGAAGGCACAGTGCTGATGAACCCTGACCAACCTGAAACAGATCCACTTGCACTTTATTTGGACGGATCGAAGGCGATGACGGGCGATTTGGACATGGGCGGCAACTCCATTGCAGGCGCATCCAACATCACGGCAACAGGCGACCT